CCCTCAGTCGCTTCGCGACAGCTCCCCCAGAGGGGGAGCATCTACGCAGTGCAGCGACCAAGATCCTCCCCCTCTGGGGGAGGTGGCCCAGAGGGCCGGAGGGGGTCTTGCGGCCTAGACCGTTTCCGTCACCGCCCGCACCCGCAGCACCCCGAGCGACAGCTCGCGGTCGGCGGCGCGGAAGACGTCGGCGTAGGTGACGCGCAGGGTGACCAGGCGGCGGCCGGCCACGCTCAAGGGCGCGTTGTGCAAGGCGGCGCGGACGGCGGCGGTGACGGCCCGGGCCTCCTCCGGTCCGCCGAACTTGCTGGCGCAGGTGACGGTGAGCAGGTGCTCGAGGGCGTCGGCGTCGGGTCCGAACGGCCGGCTTTCCTGGCGGCCCAGGCTGACGCACGGATAGATCGGCCTGCGCGGAGCGTCGGCGTGGACGCGCTGGGCGACCAGCACCGTGACGGCGGGCGCGGCCTTCAGGGCCTCGACCAGGGCGGCGGCGATCGCCGCATCAGACCCGGCGCTCACAGCCGCGCCGTCCGGTAGGGCGCCAGCCAGGTCTCGACCAGGCCGGGCGGCGGTTCGCCGCCCCCTTCCGGCATTTGGGCGCGATGCTCGTAGGCGTGGGCGACCAGGAGCAGCACGGCCAGCCGCAGCGGGGCGGGGCTGGCCACGGTCAGCACGAGACCCGTGGCGGCGGCGACGCGCGCCTCGGCGGCGTCGATCAGCAGAGTCACCAAGGCGTCCTCGGCGGCGTCGGCCACGCGCAGGAAACCCTTGGCCTCGGCCAGGGTGGTGGAGAGGGGCATGGAATTTTCCGGTGGAAAGAGGACGCCCCCTCCGTCACGTCGCCAAGCGGCGACGCGCCACCTCCCCCGCGATGCGGGTGAGGAGAAGGGGACAGATCTCCTCCCCCGTGAAACGGGGGAGGTGGCGCGCTGCGAATACGCAGCGTGACGGAGGGGGCGTCAGGCCGCGGCTACGACACCGCGAACTTCAGCAGCTTGATCGCGTCGAAGTTCTGCACCCCGCCGCCGACCCGCTTGGTGGTGTAGAACAGCACGTGCGGCTTGGCCGAATAGGGGTCGCGCAGCACCCGCACGCCGGCGCGGTCGACGATCAGATAGCCCTTCTCGAAGTCGCCGAACGCGATGGCCATGGCGTTAGCCGCGACGTCGGGCATGGCCTCGATCTCGGTCACCGGATAGCCCAGCAACGAGGCCGACTGGCCCGGCTGCAGGGCGGCGTTCCAGATGTAGTTGCCCTGGGCGTCCTTGAACTTGCGCACGGCGCTGACCGTGCGGCGGTTCATCACGAAGCGGCCGTTCTGGCGGTACTGGGTCTTGGCCGCGTAGATCAGGTCGATCAGCTTGTCGGTCGGGTTGGTCGCCGCCCAGGCGCCGGCCACGCCGGTGGCCAGGTAGCCGACCTGGCCCCAGGCGGCGGAGGCGTCGGCGGCGGCGGTGTAGGCCAGCAGGCCCTTGGGCTTGTTGACCCCGTCGCCGGCGATGAAGGCCGAGGTCTCCTGGGCGGCGAAAGCGTCCTGCACCTCTTCGGCCAGCCACTCGTCGATATTGACATAGGCGTCGTCGAGCAGGGCCTGGGTGGCGGCCGGGCTGGCGTAGAGCTCGCCGGCCGGGAAGTCGATCACGTCCAGGGTCGGGGCCGTGGTCTCCGGACGCGTGGCGGTCTCGGCCACCCAGCTGGCGGCCAGGCCGGCGGTCGAGACCGGCTTGCGGAAGGTGCCTGAGCCGATGGTGCGCACCTGGCAGATGTCGCGCATCGGGCTGGACGCCTGGAGCCGCCGCAGGATCTGCCGCTCCAGCTCGGCCGGGGCGACATAGCCGCCGGCCGTGGCGGTGCCTTCCGACAGGCCCTTGGCCTCGAGCAGCAGGCCCGGGGTTTCGCCGGTCTTGATGTAGCGGTCGAAGGCGGCCTTGCGCTCGTCGGGGACGACCAGCCGGCCCTCCCCGCCGATCGCGGGACGCCGGGCGTCGCTGAGCACGCGATCCAGCCGCGCCTGAGCGTTGGAGACGGCGTCGTCGATGCGGGCGACCTTCTCCTCCAGCAAGACGTCGGCGCGCTTGGTCTCCAGCGCCGCCAAGCGCTGGTCGTTGGCGGCCTTGAAGCCCTCGAACGCCGCCAGCACTTCGTGCAAGGCGGCGCGAGCCTCGGGCGAAGCCGCGGCCTGTTTGGTTTCCTTCATGGGGATCTCCGGTTTTGGGGAAGTGGTCAAAAGCCCTCCCCGTGTGGGGACGACGGTGGGGGAGCTGGCTGGTGCGGGACTTCCCCCCACCGGCCCTCCAGTCCGCCTCCCCCACAGGAGGAGGGACTGTTCGGCGCGGCGCCTTGCGGCGGCGCACGATCACGCTAAGGTCGAGCTTTCGTTGGGAGACGCGGCTCGTGACGTCCAGATTTCTCGCAACGGCCCTGGGCGCGGCGCTGCTGTCGGCGTTGGGAGCCCAGGCCGCGACCGCTCAGATCTGCTGGATCCGCGAGGTGCGCAAATCCGCCGACGGCGTCGTGATCGTGTTCGACGGCCAGCGCAGCGTCAGGCTCAGCCGGCCAGGCGACGAGCCCGTCACGACGCTGCTCGCCGAAGACGGGCTGCTGTCCGCGAGGCGCGGCGACAGTCTGTGGTCGACCAACGCCCCGGAGGACGGCTGCACGATGGAGGTGGTCGCGGTCGATGGTCAGCTCGGCGTGAAGGCCAAGGCCTTCTTCCGCACGCCCGCCCTGCCCGACATACCGCCCGAGAACGTCGTCCAAGAACTGTTCATCCCAGCGCGCTGACCTTCAGCCGCGCGCCGGGCAGCATCGGGAAGGTGACGATCGACACCTCCCAGAGCTCGACCTGGGTCAGCACCCGCAGGCGGCCAGTGTCGTCGGGGCGAGCCTTCACCGCACGGAAGCCGATGGAGAGCCCGTCCAGCGCGCCCGCCTCGATCAGGGCGGCGACCAGGCGGCCGCGCGGCGTGGTGCGCAGGATGCGGCCGCGCACGTAGAGGCCCGAGGCGTCCTCGGCGATCTCGTCCCAGACCCCGACGGGCTCGGCGTCGTCGTGCTGGTGCAGCATCTTCACGCCGGGCGGGCCGGTGCGAGCCAGGCTAGCGGCGAAGGCGCCGGCGGCGGCGACGTCGTCGTTGAGGTCGCGGGTCCAGAAGAGGCTGGCGTGGCCTTCGATGGGGAGGTCGGTCTCAGTCATTTCGCGCTCCGTCCAGCTTGCTCTCGATCCGGGCCAGCGAGGCGCGGGTGGCGTCGGCCTGGGTCTCCAGCCGCGCCAGGCGCTCGGCGACCGGGGCCTGGGCGTCGAGGCGCTGGCGCAGGTCATCGATGCGGGCGCTGGCTCGGCCGGCCCACAGCAGGGCGGTGGCGGCTTGAAGCGCCACGGCGACCAGCAGGCCGAGCGAGACTTGGCGGTCGAGCCGCCAGCGTTGAGGGGCGGTCATCCCTCCAACCCCGCCAGCCGCCGCCGCTCGGCGTCGGTGAGGAAGCTCGCCCCCTCCAGCCGCGCCCACAGGGCGTCGCGCTCGGTCGACAGCGCCGGCACGGCGTCCAGGTCGCAGGCGATCCTCGCGCCGGGGAACTTGGGCTCCAGCCACACCGACAACGCCCGCGCCGCGCGCTCGGCCAGCGGGACCACCGTGTGCCGCCAGAACGCCCCGTTGGCCTCGCGGTAGTTGGCGTAGGTCGCATCCCCGGGCACGCCCAGCAGCTGGGGCGGGACCCCGAAGGCCAGGGCGATCTCGCGGGCGGCGGCGTGCTTGCCGGCGATGAAGTCCATGTCGGCGGGGCTCAGCGACATCGGCCGCCAGTCGAGGCCGCCCTCCAGCAGCAGCGGCCGGCCGGCGTTGGCCGTGCCGGCGTGGGCGTCGGACAGCTCGGATTTCAACCGCTCGAACTGCTCGGCCGAAAGCCGGTCGCCCGCTTCGCGATTGGCGTAGACCAGGGCCCCGGACGGCCGGGCCGAGTTGTCGAGCAGGGCCTTGTTCCAGGCCCCCGAGGCGTTGTGCACGTCGATCGCGAAGGCCGCCGCCTCCAGCGGGCTGAAGCCGTAGTGGTCGTCGGTGGGGTTGAACAGTTTCAGGTGCAGCACCGGCAGCCAGCCGGCGGCGTCGCGGCCGATCCGGGCGGTGCGCCCGGCGGCCTGGTAGTCGTAGGCCAGCGGCCAGCCGCGCGGGCCGGGCACCACGGTCATGCGGTCGGGCCGCAAGGCGTAGAGCTCGGTCGGGGCGTCGTCTCCCGAAGCTTCCAGGTAGCCGTTCCCGGCCACCTGCAGATGGCCGAAGAACGCCTCCATCAGGTCGGCCCCGCCCTGTTCGGGATTGGGACCCTGCAGCACCTTGCGCAGCGGATGGTCGTCGGCCCGCCGGCCGTCGACGAAGACGGTGAGCGGCACGGACGCCGCGGCCTCGGCGATCATCCGTACACAGCGATAGGCGATCGGGTTCTTGGCGAAGCCTTCGGACGCCAGGGCCGCATAGTCGCGCGGCGTCCAACGCGGCCGGCCGGCCGTGGTGATGGCGATTAGCCGCCCGGCCCGGGAGTCCTTGGTCTCCGGCGGCCGGCGGGGTTTGAACAGGGACATGGGGACGCCTCGCGGAGGTTGAGAACGAAAAGAGAACATGCTAAGGGTGGGTGATTGAAGAAGAGAGGCAAGCCCCTCGGTCGCTACCCGACAGCTCCCCCAGAGGGGGAGCATCTAGTCGCGCTAAATCCTCCCTCTCTGGGGGAGGTGGCCCAGAGGGCCGGAGGGG